TTATTCAGCGGATCGGCAGGCGTCAGAAATCATCTCTGCATATCGACGCCAAGGCGAAACACCTAAGCGGCCCATGTCGCGTCGCATCTCATTCAGGGCGTATCTTTGATCGTTAGGCACTTCGTCTGTAACCCGAAGGTCTTTGGCGTTGTCCGCCTCTTGCTCCAGTGTAACCACTAACGCCCACACGCGGGCCATTTCATCCGCACACTCGAATGGAACGCGGTTCTTGTTCTCTGCCCCGACAGGCAGGCCAGCACATAGCAGGGTGACAATCAAAGCGTATCGCATGGGGAATCCTCTATTGGCATTCCTGATACGTAAGCACAGCGACACAACATCGCCAACCCCAAGGGCCAGCGTAGACAGTGACAGGATGGCGTGGGCAGCAAGGCACCAGACAAGAGCGCGGATACGGGGCAGACTGGCAGCGGGCGCGGGCGCAGGCCCTCAAGCGCGACAACTACCTTTGCCGACCATGCGTGAAGCAAGGCAGGATCACCGAAGCAAAGGCGGTAGATCACATCAAGCCCAAGTCCCAGGGCGGCACGAATGAGCAGTCAAACCTGCAATCCATTTGCGATGACTGCCACGCCACCAAGACACAGGCGGAGGCGCTAGAGGCGCGAGGCATCAAGCCGAGGCCGGGTTACGATGCAGGCGGCAAGCCAGTATGGGACTAACGGGGGGGTAGGTCAAAGTTGATGACCTATTTGGGCAGAACCGGCGGCTTCCCATTCCTTCGTGCGCTAACACAGAAAAACGAGGTCCCAAGTGGCAAAGAAACCCAGAATTGACACAACGGCGGGCGCTATTGAGGTTGCAAGGGCATCTCAAAAGCAGATCGAGCCGCCGTCGAATATGCCTCTTACGTTAGAAGACCTGCCATTCTTTTCCAGCGTGATTGATGAGTTCGCGCGGTCGGAGTGGACAGCGCACCAGCTTGAGCTTGCGGCGATGCTGGCAAAAAAAATGCGGCTTCTGCGGGATGAGTTGGAAACCCTTGAGGAAGAGGGTTTTTCCCTGATCACTGAAAAAGGGTCTCCCTGCCAAAATCCCCGTCTTGGCGGGGTTCGGATGCTGGATACCTCGATCATGGCCACGCGGCGCACCCTGTCGCTTCACGCGCGCGCGCAAGGCGGTGAGGCGCGAGACGTTGGCAAGCGGCGGTCGCAGGCGAAAGAGTTTGAGGCCGATCTTGATGGGGATGACCTGTTGGCGAGGCCAAATTGACCCGAGGCGAGAAGGTTATAGCCTTTATTGAGCGGTACTGCTTGACGCCGGAAGGCAAGCATGTCGGCAAGCCGCTCAAGTTGTTGGAGTTCCAGAAGCGGTTCATCTGCGATGTTTATGACAACCCCGAAGGGACGGGGCGGGCATACTTAAGTATCGCCAGAAAGAATGGGAAAAGTGCGATAATTGCCGCAATCGCGCTGGCGCACATCGTCGGGCCGGAGGCGAGGCAGAACAGCCAGATCATCAGCGGGGCGCGGTCCCGCGAACAAGCATCCTTGGTCTTTAAGCTGATGCAAAAGATGATCGGCCTTTCGCCTGAATTGCGGTCAAAGAAAATCACGCGGATCACGCCTTCGCAAAAGATGATCACGGGCGTTCAAATGAACGTCGAATACCGGGCTATTTCGGCGGAAGCGGGAACGGCACATGGACTTTCCCCAGTGTTGGCGATCTTGGATGAGGTGGGGCAGATCAAAGGCCCGACTGATGATTTCGTCGAGGCGATCACGACTTCGCAGGGCGCTCACGACAACCCGCTCTTGATTGCGATTTCTACGCAGGCACCAACGGACAATGACCTGTTTTCGCGCTGGCTGGATGATGCGGAGAGCAGCCAAAGCCCGCGCATTGTAAGTCACGTCTACAGCGCACCGGAGGACTGCGACCTACTGGACCGCGAAGCGTGGAAAGCGGCGAACCCAGCAATGGGAGAGTTTCGGTCGGTTTCCGATCTTGAGGATATGGCGGCAACGGCAGATCGGTTGCCTTCCGAGGAAAATAGCTTCCGCTGGCTGTACTTGAACCAGAGGATTGAGGCGACAGCGCCGTTTATCAGTAAGAAGCTCTGGGACACATGCGCGGGGCAGCTATTGCCACTTGAAGATGGCGCAACGCTATATGCGGGGCTTGACCTCTCTGAGGTGAACGACCTTACCGCCTTTGTGGCGGTGACACCCGTAACAGATGAACTATTAGCCCCGGTCGAAACAGCGTGGCACGTCCACCCGACATTCTGGCTTCCCGGTGTCGGGCTTCGGGAAAAGGCTAAGGCTGATCGGGTTCCGTATGACCTTTGGCAGAAGCAAGGGTTTCTTGAGGCAACGCCCGGATCGACTGTTGATTATGAATTTGTCGCGGCGTTCCTGTTCGAAGCATCGCAGCGATACGACATTCGCAAAATCGCCTTTGACCGTTGGAACTTTCGGCACCTTCGGCCTTGGTTGTTGAAGGCTGGGTTCACCGAAGAACAGGTTGACGGTGATAGCGCGATATTTGAGCCGATGGGACAGGGCTATCAAAGCATGTCTCCGGCGCTCCGGGATTTGGAAAGCGCTTTTCTGAATGGGTCGATTGTTCATGGCGATCATCCCGTTTTGGAAAGCTGTGCACGAAACGCAGTGGTTGACCGCGATCCAGCGGGAAACCGTAAGCTGGCGAAGAACAAGAGCAGGGGCCGTATTGACGGCATGGTTGCGCTGGCAATGGCTATGAGTGTTGCCGGGACGTGGGAAGCTGGCGGCGGCGGTCCTTCTGTTTACCAAACGCGCGGCGTTCTGACCCTATGAAGGGGACTACATGGGAATTTTAGGTTGGCTGCGAGGCCCACGGGCGGCTGTCCAATCTGCGGGCGGCGGTGACGTAATCACCACGTCTGATGAGTTGGCGACGGCTATTCGCGCGGCGTCTATGGGGTCAGCGTCTGGCATGGTTGTCACGCCTGACACGGCGATGCGGGTTGCGGCGGTTTATGCGTGTGTCAGGCTTATTTCTGGTGCGGTGGCAAACCTTCCTTTGCACGTAAAGCGCCGTGTGGATGCGGTAACGCGGGAAGACCTATCGAGCAGCGAAATTTGGTCTGTCCTGCGCCGGAAGCCGAACGGCTGGCAAACGCCGTCGCAGTTCAAGCGGATGATGCAGGCGCACATTCTGCTTCGCGGTAATGCTTATGCGCAGATTGTCCGGTCGCGCGGTAAGGTTTTGGCTTTGAACCCGCTGAATCCAGACCGGATGGAGGTCACGCAAACCGACGCGCTGGAACTGGCCTACGAATACACGCGGCGCGACGGTCGGAAGGTCAAGATGCAGGCGAATGAGGTCATGCACCTTGTTGGGCTGACACTGGATGGCGTGACGGGCGTTTCTGCGATTACCTACGCCCGTGAGACCATTGGCCTAAGTCTTGCCCAAGAACACCACGGCGCGACAACGTTCAAAAATGGGGCGCGTCCAAGTTCTGTTCTAAGCCACCCCGGCAAGTTAGGCCCCGAAGGAATGGAAAACTTGCGGGCAAGCCTGAATGCTTACCGCTCTGGTGGGGAAAAAGAAGGTCAGGCGCTTATCCTTGAGGAAGGAATGAGCGTCGATCAAATGTCGATGACGGCAGAAGACGCGCAATGGATTGAAGGCCGCGAGTTTTCGCGGACTGACATTGCGATGTTCTTTGGCGTTCCGCCGCACATGATCGGGGACACCAAGAAAAGCACAAGCTGGGGTAGCGGGATTGAACAGCAATCCATCGGATTTGTGACCTACACGCTGGAAGACCACCTGACGACTTGGGAAGAGACGATCAACCGCGACCTTATCGCAGAAGAAGACGTTTACGCCCGCTTTAACCGTCGCGCCCTTGTTCGCGGCGACATCAAAACCCGTTGGGAAGCTTATGTGAAGGCGATGCAGTGGGGTGTCTACAGCCCCGATGATGTTCGCGCCTTGGAAGACGAGAACCCGCGCCCAGATGGCGGCGGCGGCGTTTACTACGACCCACCGAACACGGCGGGCGGGCAGGAAGGAGAGGCCGATGAGCCTGAAGACACTCCCCAAGATTAAGGGCCTACAGGAGCCGCAGGGTTATTCGTGGGACGTTCCGTCTGACGCTTTGGCGCGGTGGTCTGAGACGGTCGCGGCTGCACCCGAAAGAGCCAACACGATCACGATTTACGACGCCATTGGCGAAGATCCTTGGGATGGGTCTGGCTTTACAGCAAAGCGGATGAATGCGGCGCTGCGGTCCATTGGCCCGAAAGATGTAACGGTGATGATCAACAGCCCCGGCGGATCGGTCTTCGAGGGCTTCGCGATTTACAACGAATTGGCCGCACACCCCGCAAAAGTAACGGTCGAGGTCATGGGTATTGCGGCAAGTGCGGCGGCATACATCACGATGGCCGGGGATGAGGTCAAGATGGGCCTAGGGACGTTCATCATGGTCCACAACGCCTGGGGTGGCGTGATCGGAAATCGCAACGATTTGGCGGAAGCAATCACGGTCTTGGAGCGGATCGACAATGCGCAAATCGACATTTTCGAGGCGCGAACCGGGTTGAAGCGCGAAGAAATAGAAGCCCTGATGAATGCCGAAACCTTCCTGACGGCCCGTGATGCAGTTGAAAAGGGTTTCGCTGACGATGTGTTCAACGTGCCGGATGCGGAGCCGATGGCCAAGGCCCGCCCCGACATTGCGGCTAAAAACAAACTGGATGCGCTACTTGCGCAATCTGGCGTCCCGCGCTCTGAGCGCCGCCGGATGCTCAAGGAAGCGACGGGGGGCAAGCAGGACGCTGCCCCAACGGCTAAGCATGACGCTGGCCTTCATGAAGCCCTGAGCGGGCTTATCGCAACTCTGCGTACATAGGAGGTCACAATGACCCACGTAGACCACGCCCGCTTTCGCGGGCTTTCTGGCGTTCGCGCCGACGCTTCCGATCCGAAGGCGCTGATCGGTGAACTCAACAAGGCTTGGGAAGCGTTCAAAGCCGACCACACCAAGGAAATCTCGGACATCAAGGCCGGACTGGCTGATGTTGTGCAGACCGAAAAGGTTGACCGTATCAACGCGGACATTACCGAACTCGGCAAGCAACTGGACGAGGCGAACAAGGCCATTTCCGCGCTGAAAGTCGGCGGTTCCGGCGGTGACAATGACCCGGCGGTTTCGGATCATGCTGCGGCTTTCAATGCATGGTTCCGCAAGGGTGATCGCGCGATTGACGCTGACCTTCGCGACCTTGAAGTGAAAGCGGCTCTGACCACGGACAAAGACGATGACGGCGGCTATCTGGTCCCCGAAGAAATGTCCAACACCATCGACCGCGTTGTCGGCACGGTTTCGATTATGCGCGAAATGGCCACGGTCATGCAGATCGGCACCGACACCTACAAGAAGCTGGTGAACCAAGGCGGCACCGGATCGGGCTGGGTTGGGGAACGCGAGGAGCGCCCCGAAACCGCAACGCCGACGCTGCGCGAACTCGTTTTCAACGCTCAAGAGTTGTACGCCAACCCGGCGACGACGCAGCGCGCGCTTGATGATGCGCGTTTGGACATCGCTTCTTGGCTGGCAAACGAGGTTTCGATTGAGTTTGCGGAGCAAGAGGGTGCGGCCTTCGTTTCGGGTGACGGCGTGAACAAGCCGCGCGGCATCCTTGGTTACGATACCGTGGCCAATGCTTCGTACACTTGGGGCAAGGTTGGCTTCGCCAAGACTGGTGTTGCCGCTGCGCTGACGGACGGTTCGAACAACGGTTCGGATGCGATGATCAGCCTGTACTATGCGCTGAAACAGCAGTACCGGAACGGCGCTTCTTTCCTGATGTCCGACGCGACGATGGAAACCGTGCGGAAGTTCAAGGATGGTGACGGCACTTACCTGTGGTCCCCGGCGACCGCTGGTGGTGAGGTTCCGACCTTCCTTGGCAAGCCTGTTCGAACCGACGACAATATGGACGCAGTTGCGGCCAACGCTTTCCCGATTGCGTTCGGCAACTTCCAGCGGGCGTATCTGATTGTTGACCGCTTCGGCACCCGCGTTCTGCGCGACCCGTTCACCAACAAGCCCTACGTGCACTTCTACACGACCAAGCGCGTAGGTGGCGGAATCCAGAACTTTGAAGCCCTGAAGCTACTCAAGGTTGCAAGCTAATCCGGTGGGGCGGTGAAAGCCGCCCACCATCACCTTATGAAAGGATGATCCGATGAAGGACATTTATTCTGATCTGGGCATTGTCCAAGACATGGCCCCGGCGGTTCAATCCGCCACTGTGACTGGCTCTGCAATCGACCTGCAAGGCTTCAATTCGGCGCTTGTCGTGATTAACACGGGCGCGATTGTCAGTTCTGGTGACTTCACCACGAAACTGCAAGAAAGCGACACGACGACCTCGGGCGATTTCACGGATGTTGCCGCTGCGGACCTGATCGGTTCGTTCCCGGCAAGTCTTGAAGCCGCCAGCGCGTACAAGGTTGGCTATCGCGGCACCAAGCGCTATCTACGCACGGTTACGACCAAGAACAGCGGCACTTCGATTGCTGCGGGTATCGTGGTCATCAAAGGCCACGCGGACGACGCTCCGGTCGCTTAACATGATGCATCGCCCTGTTCTTTCAGTCGCGCCTGCTGCGGAACCGATCACCCTAGCCGAAGCCAAGGCCCATCTGCGCGTTGATCACGACGACGAAGACACCTTGATCGCGGCTCTGGTTTCGGCGTCTGTGGCGCATCTGGACGGCTGGACGGGCATTCTAGGGCGGTGCGTCATTACGCAAACATGGGTTCAGGCGTTCGATGCTTTTTCGTATCGCCTGCGCCTGCCTTTTCCTGACGTTTCCGAAGTCGTCGTGACCTACACGGACGACGATGACCAAGAGCAAACGGTAAGTGCAACGGACTACACGCTGCTGGAAGACTATTTCGGATCGTATGTCGAGTTTGACAGCGGCTTTTCCCGCCCTTCTGTGGGGCCTGACAGCGCGGGTGTGGTTGTCACGCTAACAGCGGGCTACGGCGATGCTGATGCGGTTCCTGCGGCCCTGAAAGCGGCCATGTTGCTGCACATCGGGACGCTTTACGAATACCGCGAAACGCTTGCGCCAGGTGATGTGAGAACGTCACTGGCATACGAGGCGCTGATTGCGCCATATCGCCGGGTGGGTGTCTGATGACATCCGGCAAATTCCGCGAAAAGATCACGTTCCAACGGCGCGGCTCTGACGGTCAAACCACGCCAAGCGACGCGACAGATGAGTTCGGCAACCCCATTGACGACTACGGCAATTCCGAGGGCGAGTTTGAAGACTTCCTGACGGTCTGGGGTGATGTAATGGAGCGCCTTGGTGGCGAGAAGGTCCGCGCGGGGCTGGTGCAGTCTGAGCAGCTTGCGACGATCCGGGTGCGGCGTTCTACGGCGACCTTGGGCATCACCGAAGCCGACCGGATTATCGCGCGCGGCCAGCCGTGGAACATTCGCAGCATTGCGGAAGTCGGGAATGCCAAGAGAACGCTGGATTTCCTGTGTGAAGGCGGGGTTGCGACGTGAAGAAAACTGGCTTCGACAAGACCCGCAACATGCTGAACAAGATAACGCCGGAAATCGAGGCGAAGTTTGAAACGGCGAACCGCCAGAACGCCGAAGACATTGTTGACGTGGCCAAGGTTCTGATCCCCGAGAAATCAGGCAAGAGCCGCAACGCGATCAAGAACATGGACAGCGGCGACGGCGGGCAGTTGATCGACTTCGGGCCGAAATCGAAGGTCATCGAAGGCGAACGTGGTCCGCGCCCCTTTGTGAACCCGGCGCTACAGGCGACGAAACGAAAGCGGCGGCTGCGGTCGCGCAAGGCCGTGCGTGACGCGGTGAAGGCGGTGACGTAATGCCTGACGGATACGCGGTCGAACTACAGAAAGCCCTTGTTGCCGCTCTACGTGACGACAGCGGCGTGACGGGCAGGGTCTCAACCCGGATTTACGACCATGTGCCGCAAGGTGTCACGCGGCCATATTTGCAGATCGGCGGCATTATCCCGCGCCCGCTTCGGACGGACGGAAAAGCCGCCGCATCCATGACATTCGGCATCGAAGCGCACTCTCGGCCCGTCAAGTCGGGCCGGGTCGAGGCGACACGGTGCATAGAGGCGGTTGTTGCGGCGCTGGACGAAGTGCCGATGACCGTAACCGGATTTACCCCTGTATTGGTCCAATGGCTGACGCAGGACGTGACAAAGGACGATGACGGCGAAAGCTACACTGCGATTGCTGTCTTTCAGGTGATCCTAGACGGATAGGGGTTCGCCCCTTTGCCCATATCCCGTGCCTTGGGCAAGCACTGGACTGACCCGCTGTGACAGCGCGTCTATCCCATAGAAGGAAGCCCACCCATGGCAAAGCAACCCGGTCGGCTTATGCTGATCAAAATCGGTGACGGTGAAGAAACCGAAGCCTTTTCGACCCTGTGCGGCCTGCGTTCCAAAACGCTGACCCTGAACAACAATACCTATGACGTGACCACGCCTGATTGCACGACCCCCGGCGGTCAGCTTTGGCAAGAGGTTCTGACGGGCATGCGGTCCCTTTCGGTGACTGGCAGCGGCCTGTTTGAAGGCGGCACGACGCTGGATCGCTTCAAGGCCATTGCATTCGGCACGGGCGAAACCGACACCGCCGAAGCCATCGGCAACTTTCAGGTGATCGTTCCCGACTTCGGCACGTTCGAAGGCGCGTTCCATGTGAACGATTGGGAGTTCAACGGCGAACAGGAAGACGCCGAAGCCTACAGCTTCACCCTGGCGTCGTCTGGCTACATCAGCTTCACCGCCGCCAGCTAATGCCAATCACAGCAGAAGCCCCGGCGGGCGGTATCGTGGAACAGTTGGGCGGTGAAAGCCGCCCGCTGGTTCTGCGCAATGGTGAGATTGAGCGGTTTGAACGCCAGCACAATATCGGGATCTTCGAAGTACTGGATCAGTTGCTAGGCAACGGCAACCCGCAAGCCCGTCATTGCCGCGATCTGGTGGCCTTGGGTCTGGTTGGCGGGGGGCTGCCCGACAAGACCGCCGATCACATTGTTTCGGCTCTTCCGCCGCACGAAAACCACCATATCCGGGCCATAGCGCAAGACCTGTTGTTTGTCGCTTTCGTGCCGCCCGATCTGGATAAAAAAAAAGACAGTTCGGATGGATCGGGCGAGGTGAGCAGCCCACCCGATACGAAGCCCCAGAAAAGACCAAAAACGCAATCGGAGCGGGCCTGAGTATCGCGGACTGGCGGGCCATGACGCCTGCTGATTGGTCGCTGTTTGTCGAGGGCTGGAACGATGCCCATTCGTCGAACGTCGCGCCGCCTTCTTGGGATGAATTGCAGGAGTTGAAGGCGAAGTATGGCTGAGAATACCGAACGCATTGCCATCCTTCTTCAGCTTGAGAAGGAGAAGTTTGAGCGCAACGCCAAGACTGCGGCCAATTCGATTGCAGCGCTTGAGCGGAAGTTTGACCCTCTAGCGGCGGCTGAGGCGAAGGCGCAGAAGCGACTAGAGCAGTACAGCAACGCCCTTGAGGCCGGAACCATCGACGCGAAGGACTACGCGAAGGCCCAAGACCTTGTGCAGCGCGAACTTGATCAAAGCATCGCGAAATACAAGGGCGCGAAGAGCAACGTTATCGCGATGAACGGATCGGTTGCGGCGCAAAACGGGTTCCTAAATCGCAACAAATCCTTTTTCCAGCAGGCTGGTTATCAGGTTGGTGACTTCGCAGTACAGGTTGGCGGCGGTACGTCTGCGGTCACAGCCTTTGCACAACAGGGTTCGCAGCTTCTCGGGGTTCTTGGCCCAATGGGCGCGATCATGGGTGCTGTGCTGGCGATTTCTGCGCCACTGGCCGGGTCGTTCCTTCGGAATGCAGAGGATGCGGCCACCTTTGACGACAGCCTAAAGGCGCTTAAGGAGAGCATCGAAGCGCTGAAAGAAGCCGACACCGCATTGCAGGCGAATTTCGGCGCAGATTACGGCCAATTGGCCGATGAAGCGGAGGCCGTTTTTGCGATCAACCGCAAGATTGCCGAATTGCGGGCAACGGCGGCGCTGGACCGCACGGCGCGGGGCATTGCGTCCGAGATTGGCGTTGCTGGCGTCTTCGGCTTTTCGCCGGATGAGGTTCGCGACCTAGAAGGGACGATTGAAGGCGTTCGATCTGAATTGAACAGCCTGCGGGCAGAACAAGGCACGGGAACGCTTGGCGGCTTCACGAGCGAGGTCGAACAGCTTGAGGCGAAGCTAGACGATCTGCGTACAGTGTCTTCTAACGTTGAAGACCTGTCGGATGCTTTTGGCATGTCGGCGGACGCGGCGCGGGAAGTCGTAACGCAGTTTGCGCAGATCGGTCAGGCGCAAGGCCCGCAGGAACAGGCCGAAGCCATGTCGCGCCTGATGGATTACATCTACGGCGCGTCGGAAGGTTTGGCCGAAGCGGACGAAGAAGGGCAAGCCCTTTACGACAGTCTGCGCGAAGCCGTGATGGAGGCCCTGAACCTCGCCCAAGTGGACATGGCCAAGAACATCGCAGACGCAGCGGATGAAGCGGCGCGGCTGGCTGCAAATCTTCGCCTTGCTGAAATGCGCTATGAGTTTTCCCCCGGCGGGCAGGCAATGGTCAAATATGGTGGGCGCGGCACTGTAAGCGATCAGGCTGTTACTGACGGTGCGGGCAACATCCTGAAGGATGGTGTCTTTGTTGATCCTAACGCCCGTTCTGGTGGCGGTCGTAAAAAGCGAAGCGGCGGGGGCGGGCGAACTCAAACTCCCCTGTTCCAAGTCGCGGAAGACGAACTGAAGAACATCCAGCGCCAACTGGACATGTTGGGCAAAACGCGCGGCGAAGTGGCGGGCCTGACGGTCAAGTACAAGCTACTGGACGAGGCGAAAAAGCGCGGCCTGGATATTACCGACGAACTGACGGCCAAGATCGACGCAGAGGCTAATCAGGTTCGCCAACTGGCCGAAGAATACGAGGGCGCGAAAGACAAAATCGCGGCCATGGAGCAAATCCAAAAGCAGTTTAAGGACAGTGTTATCGACGCGGCGATGGGTGGCAAGAATGCCATGGATCAATTCGCCAAGTCTATCAAGCGGGCCGCGATTGAATGGGCGTTGTTTGGGTCAGGTCCCTTTGCAGGCAAGAAAACCGGCGGTGGATTGTTGGGTGGCTTGTTTGGCGGTGGCGGGCTTTTGGGTGGTCTGCTTTCGTTTGAGGGCGGCGGATACACTGGCGCTGGCCCTCGCTCCGGTGGTGTGGATGGTCGGGGTGGCATCCCCGCAATCGTTCACCCGAATGAAACGGTTATTGACCACACGAAATCTGCAAATTCGCGCAGCGGTCAGCAGAGCGTCCACGTAACGGTCGGTGTCACGGTGGACAAGAACGGCACCATCGCGCCGTTCGTGGCTGACGTGTCATCGCGGTTTGTCAGTGCCGGAATGAAAGCCCAGCAGCAACGCCTCGGCGGCAATCTCTCCGTCTATCAAGAGCGCGGAACTACCTAATGCAGCGACCGATTGTTACGATCCCGCGCGGCCTGTTCCGCGAAGCAAATATGTCGTGGCGCATCGAATGGCGCGGCCAAGAAAGCGGGATGACCATTGGCGGCAATCCGTTGGGCGTGGCCAATGCCTTTCCCCGCTTTGTCGGTGAACAGCGTATCATCCTTCACAAGACCGCTATTCGGCGCTGGCGGGCCATTCAGGCGACCGCGCAAGGCCGCTTGGGCATCTACCGCATGTGGATGAACGACCCGGTGGCCTTTAGCTGGAAAACCGCCGCTGGAGCGCTGGCGAACAATGGCGCGACTTTTTCAAACGGCGAATATCTGACAACTGGATACGGCGTCGAATATACCCCGATGGCCTTGGCGGTTGGTGCGGTTTCGGCCGGCGCAACTGAAATGCGTGTCGACGTTTCCCCGTGCGGCATTGCCCCGGTCGAAGGCCAGATCATGAGCGCGGACGATTGGCCCTTTGAGGTTACGTGGGTAATGCCTGTATCCGGCACAATTTACGACATTGGCCTAAGCCGCCTTGCCACGGCGATTGCCGATGAGGGTGTGATCAATATGCAGGGCTATGGGCGGTTCGAATTGGCAGACGAGGGCCAAGGAAACCCCGCCTATGGGCCGGATCACCATAGCACACCGACCGTGGCCTTTCAGGAAGTGCTAAAGCGATGACGTTGATGGTTGAGCAATGGAACCCGCGCGACCGTCTGGTGGGCAAGCTGGAACTGGTGAATATCAACACAACTGACGGCGATTTCGGATTTATCGCGGGTACGGATGGCGAATTTACCGACATCAACGGCAAGGTCTGGACAGGATCGGCCCTGATAAGCGTTCCCCGGCTTCAAAGCGCGATTGATGGAGTAGCCCCGGCGGGGTCCATCGAAATGTCATTCATCCAAGACCCTTCGCGCGACGATGTGGTGTCTCAGCTTCGGGATTTGGGCGTGGCGTGTATTCGCGACCGGGCAATCAGTTTCTACATCCAGCCGATCCGAACGATGGAAGAGTTTTACGCCCCAGTATTGGCCCCGGAATTGCACACCACGCGGACCATGCGAACCATGAGCCTTTCGGGCGCGGGCGCGGCTGAGAGGCGTATCACAATCGGCTTTGAACCTTGGACAGAAGACCGACGCAGCGCCAAGCGGATCGCGCTCAATACCGAAGGCCACGCCAAGCTGACGGGAACGGCCAACCCGTCCCTGTCCTTCATGCCGACTGAGAATTTCGAAGAAGAGAAGCTATTCGGATGACGCCTCTTTACGCCGAGTTGAACCGCTGGATGGGTCTTCCGTTCATCTGGGGGGAAACCGATTGCATCATGGTTTTGTGCGACTGGATCAATGCGGTTCGCGGCGTAGACCCGGCGGCTGCTGATCGGTTCACTTATGACGATGCGGGATCATGCCAGCGGGCCACGCGGTATTTCACCGACCCAGTTGGCACGCTGGATAGTCGGTTTTCCCCGGCAGGCATCAAGCGGGCGAATGAATTGCGCCCCGGCGACGTTGGGCTGATCAAATTACCGGATCAGCGGCATCCCGTGGGTGGCATTTGGACGGGTACAATCTGGGGATGCAAGGGGCCCGACGGCACCACGACACGCCACCCGGATACGGTGGAAGTCTTGGCCTTTTGGAGCGTCGGATATGAAGCGTAAACTTCTTGTCGCCGCGCTGATGGCCAGCACCGCTATGACGACGCCGACGCAAGCTAAGGCGGCGCCGCCAGTTCTTGGATTCATTCAGGGCATTGCCGCAACGACTTTCGGGTCTGCCGTTTTGGGTGGCACAGTTGCATCTGCGGGGTTCTTAACAGGCGTTTCGGCGGGTGCACTTGGCGCTGGCTTCTTTGGGACCATCGGCGGGCGTCTGCTCCTGTCTGTCGGGCTGTCTTATCTGTCTCAGGCGCTCACGCCCCGACCAAACATCCCTGAGCCATCCGCCACGCTGGCGAACTTCGCGCAGCCTGTCAGCTATGCGGTCACGGTCTACGGGCGCGCGCGTCTTGGCGGTCCTCTGGGCTTTACCGGGTTTCAGAACAGCACAGACGTGGTAACGGGGACGACTGGGGCAAAGCGGCACTATAGCCCGATCCTTGCGGCGCACCCGTGCCACCAGATCGTGACGCATTACCTTGACGAACGCGAAGCCGAAATCGACGGCGACGGGCTGGTGACAACCCCGCCCATGGCCGGATATTACCGCATCCGGCCTTTCTTGGGCCAATCCGGGCAAACGGCTGACGCTGAACTAATCAACAGCTTCACGGAAATCACGAGCGCATATGATTTTGCTGGCCTGACCGGGGCGCACATCTGGGCAAAGCGACCAGCACAAAACCTTTTTAGAGAGATATACCCAACCGGACGGCAGGGCGCATGGACGCCCGTTATCGACGGCAAAGATACGATCTACGACCCGCGCACGGACAGCACCGGGTTTAGCCGCAACGCTGGCCTTATCATGGCCGATTGGATCGTGAAAGGGCTGGGGCAATCGGTCGATTGGGATGAAGTCGAGGATGAGGCAGACGCCAGCGATGCGACTGTGACGAACGGTGACGGCGGTACGCAGCCCAAGTGGCGGATCGACGGCCGTCTTACTGACGATATGGAATTTGAAGACCAGCGCGCGCAAATGGCCGCGGCTTGCGATGCTTGGATGTACGAGCGCGCAGACGGCAAGGTGGGCTTTAAGGTTGGACGATATATCGAACCGACGATCACCCTTACGGATGCGGACTTCCTAAGCGTCGAGTTTACGGAAGGGGCGTGGGGCCGGAACGCACCAACGGAAGTCGCGGCCAAATACATCGAGCCAGCTAACAACTGGCGGGAAGCGCCGTCCGGGGCTTACGTGATCGACGCAGGATCACGGCAGGTTCGCGAAGAGCCCCAGCTTTACATGGTGTCCAGCCACAACCAAGCGTCCCGGTTGAACAAACGGATCGCCAAGGTGAAGCGTCCGCAATATCAGTTTCGTGGCACTCTGGGCATGATGGGGTATTTCTTGCGCGGGCATCGCTTTGTCCGGGTGCAGGCGCTTGGGATCGACGCGGTGTTTGAGGTTGGCGAGTTGTGGCGCAACGAGGGCGGCTTGTCCTTCGACATTGCGGGGAATTCCGTTGAAAGCGCGGACTTTGATTTTGTCGCGGCGACCGAGGAACCCGACCGACCCGTGTTTAGTCAGGTCGCAAGTGACGACACGGTTGCAGCGCCAACAGGGCTTGCCGGATCGTCGCAGGACGGATCGTCCATCCTGTGGACGTGGGATGACCAAGACGCCAGCCTAACGCAGCAACTTCGCATTCGTGAAAGCGGGGCGTCTGATTGGCTTATTATCGATGTTCCGGCGGGCCAGTCGTACCAGCTTAGTGCGGGGCTGGTGGACGGCACGGCATACGAGGCGCAACTTCGCAACCGGACATCTGCGCTGCGGTCATCCGACTGGGCACCCGTGTCACCGATCACGGTTACAGCCGTGGCCAACTCTACGCCGCCTGCTGCGCATACCGCGTTTTCGGCAACGCTGGACGGCGCTGACGTTGACCTATCGTTCACTGCACCGAATGACCCGAACTACTTCGCGACACGCATCTATTGGGCACTAGACAGCACTGACTTTGACGACGCGGCGCTGATCCATACCGAATACGGCATACCGTCAAACGTTGACGGATACACGGATGCCGCTCCGGCGTCTGGCGATCAAAGTTACTGGATCGTGCCAATCAACCAATCTGGCAAGCCTGACGATGACGGCACACTGCCCGCGACGGCGACCGGACCGGAAACTGTAACCGTTCCCTGAACACCCTAAAATCGCTGAATAGGAGTATTTGCCATGGCTGCTTTGCCCGGTAAAACCATTGCGCTTGGCAATCCGCCCGCATCTGACCACCAAATCAATCCGACGCTTTTGGCGACGTGGATGACGGAACTTGAGGCGCTGGCAGGGTCCGGTGCGCTGTCCTACATCGACAACAGCCTGACCGATCTTGAAGCCCGTACGGGCGTCACAGACGGTGAATATGGCATCGTCCTGAATGCAGGCGACGAAGGCGGCACCTACGAATACCAGACCGACGAGTGGGTCAAGGTTGCAGGCATCCCGACGATCATGGCGGGTACGCTTGCGGAGATTTCACTGCTGGCGGCATCTTGGACGGAGCTTTCGACCATCACAGGGTCGCGCGATGGCCAGCCTGCCGTGGTTTCTGACAGCGACACGGAACAGCACACAGATCCGGTGACGGACGCCACGGTGTTCAACTACGGCTCATATGCATGGCGAGAGGCTGAGAGCGCGTGGGAGCGCGTTGGAGAAGTTGGCGATATTGCAGCTGCGGCGGCATACGCGGCGCAATTATTGGCAGAGGCCGCGAAGGAAGCTTCGGAGACTGCCCAAGCCGAGGCCGAAGCCGCACAGGCTGGCTCGGAGCTTGCGGAAGATGGAGCAGAGGCCGCGCAAGCCGCATCGGAAGCCGCCCGAGATCTTTCTGAAACCTATGCCGGTATAACACACCGCGCTCCAACTTGGACCGCACTTGCTGCGATTTCGGGGACTGCGGGGGATTATGGGTATGTTGGCCCAGAAGATGCCGGGACGCACACCGACCCGGTTGCAAGCGGAACAGTGCCTAACGAGGGTGTCTACCTTTGGGATGGAACGGGGCTTGGGTCGGCAGAGGCAGAGCGCATTGGAACAACCGGCCTCGCCAACTTCAACGCACAACTTGACCGTGACGGTTACAGCTTTCCCCGCGACCGTTCGAAATATGGCATGGTTTACATGCCGAGTGTTTTCACCAACTCGGCCAGTGAAGTCACGTTCACAGGTTGGAACACTGCGCAAATCACGACTGGTTCAGGGAACGATTACAGGGCGGTTTTTTCGCTCAGTCATTCCTTTGTTGAGGCTGGCGCAACCTTGGTGTTTTTCATCCGCGTAGACAGCGGTTCGCACAGCGCGCCTATCCTTTACCTGACCAGCACCGACCGTGGCTCAGAAACTATCACTTTCACACAAGAGCGGGCGGGCTTTTACGTCGCAGAAACCGTCACGCCTTCAAGCGGCTTTAGTGCGGTAACTGCTATTCTGACATCCTCAGACGCTTCTAACCCGGTTGTGTGTTCTAAATTCATGTGGGCCATCAAGCCTAGCGGTGCGACGGGCATTCGGCCTGAATACGAGGCTACCGCGCTCCAATCGTGGGTGATGGGGGATTACCAAGAGGGACCGGGCAACCTATGGAGTGTCGATAAGGGTACGTTGTCGGTTACGTCAGGCGACGGGTCGGAAAGCGTTAGGGCGACGGGTATCACCGTTGACAACGACGAGGAATTTTTCGTCGCCTGCTATATCGAAGATGAAGACGGAAACCCTGCCAATGTTGACCGCGCCTACATTCGCGCAGCGTCATTCGTATATAATAACACGTCTGAAATTATTTATCTTGATCCGGTCGCGGATTATCCCGGCGTTTATGCGAAAAGGGCGATTTTCGACACGCTGGAAAATGCTTCGCTCTACGTTGAACTTATCATCGATAATGCGCAGACGATCACCGCCTATACTCAGAAGGCAGTGACGGTTAAAGCGGTGCAGATCTACAAGAAGCCGCCCGCATCCTTTTTCCCGCCGAGCGCGCTGTCCTACACGGATTCCGACGAAATCGTCGCGCATGTCTACGATGGCGTAATGAATGTTTTCACTCCGACGTTCACGACTTCTGGCAATCGATATATTTGCTGGCAACCGCGTCGCTTTGATGCGACCGGGGGAGCGTATGGCGGCGGTGTTGGGTCAGTTCTGGAGGAAATCTTTCTGTGCAACCGCGTTGGCCCGAACGCATTCAAACCCATTTATGACGGGACGGACGTAGGGTTAAACGGCTTCGCCATTAAGAAAGACGATACCGTTGATGATTTCGTTGGGGGGGACGTTCACACTGGCCAAGCCCGCCGCGCGTCCCCGCAACTTTTGATTGATGATGTTGCCGTAACCCATGGGGCGCGGAAAGACTACATTTGCTCTAAGGTCGAGTTGCGAGAGTTCTACGAACTATACAGCCCGACAGACGGAACAACGGTATTTTGCAACGTCGATACCGTGCAAATCTGGGAAGGCAACACCTTCAAGGTTACGAACACGTTCACCTATCAGTCCGACGAAGACCTGATCACGGACTACACCTACATGCTTTCCCCAAAACTTTATTGGGATGATGCGGCGTCAAACGGCGCGATCTGGGAGACGATCACGATGCCGGATCAGTCGGATGCAGCTTATACTCCGGGTGGCGGTGTAAATGCGACGTACCCGAGCGAAAGCCACTTCCAGATGGCAGATAGCACTAATGGCTTGAACTGGGATGTTGAGGTGCAGGGCAGCGTTCCCGGCACATTCCGAAGCTGGATTCAGGCGGGGGCGGGCAGCCGAAAGCTATACATGGCATCCAAAGCAATCACCGATAGCTCCGGCTTGGTGGGCGAACAGGGTAATCCGGTTTCGGTTTCGACAAGCGAAGTCGTTGAAATTGAGGTCCACACCACTGTGACGGACTCGGCTTGAATCGATAAAACCAAGCACCGCCGCCCGTGCTGGAACATGGGCGACGGCTGGCCAACCGAAACCATGAAGGGGTTCCGAATGACGTGTTTATCAAATCGGCGTGACGATCTGATTCTGCAAGGCTTGAAAAACAGCCCCATAGTGACGGGGTGGTGAGAAAGTGGACGATATGACGCCAACAGACCGCCAAAAGCTGGATGACCTGCATCGCTTTTTCATGGAGCCGCCCCGCAAAGGTAAGCCCGCCCGCGCCGATCAAATCGACAGCCTTCTGTTGGCGGTCCAAACGGGCAAGCTATCCGTCAGGGCGCTCCTTTGGCTGGCGGGCGGTATCGCGGCTATCGCTGCGGCTTATACGCAGATCAAGGGGATTTTGCCGAAATGAGCAGGAAGCGCACCTTTCGTTTGATTGATGCCTTCGCGTCCATTGCTGTCCTCTGGGCTATAATGGCGCTCGTCCCGGCAAATTGGTTCTGGTTCGATCCGGGGCGGGTGATCGTTGGCGATGGCATGGCGGCGCATCCCCCCGAGGTTTCATTCACCCGCAAGATCAAGCGCGACACCCGCATGAAGTACCAGGTGGTTATTCGTGAGGTTGGCGGGGCCGTGGTCTGTGACCCCGCCAGCGCGGCTTTTACTTATCGCAAGGATGCCACCTTACCGGACCATATTGACCTGATTTGGTGGACAGGAAATGACGCAAGGTGCTGGCCGCGTGAGCCGGGAACGTACCTTATGGAAACGTGCTGGACCGTTGTTTCGCCGTTCTGGGGGCTTGTGCCACCCAAGCCTATTTGCCGGGAAAGCCCGCCGTTCCGGGTGACGGAAGGCAAGTAAACCCGCCTGCATTCTGCGATAGCAAGTGCGTGGGGTTTCGGTAGAGCGCGGGACAGGCATCCTTACGGGTAGCCTCCGCCTTCTGCTCTGAGAAGGGCGGTCAAACATACCGCGCTCTGAAGGCAACACCATCCCGTCTTCACGTTTTAAGTCGCAGCCGTGCCGCGCCAACGGTGTTGCCGCCAGAAAGCGGCGCGGTGCGGGCCTACAGCAGTTACAGCTTAATGTCCTTCGCAATGCCTCACCTAGTACGGGCATCCGACGTCACAGCGTTTCGCTCAGCCTGAGGGTGCTACCCCCTCGCTAGGGAACAATCCGCACCGCACCTACACATTACCCCACCCACCCATGAAAGGGAATAGCCCTATGAACCGCATCACGTACCGCGTGGCGACGGAAGTGCTGTCGCACGAAGCAATCATCCGTCAGGCGTACAAAGACAGCGAGAACGTTTGGACATGGTCAGGCGGCATCACCAGCAAATCCGGCCATGACGTGACCCGCTATATCGACAACCCCCAGCCCATGAAGCGGTGCATCGAAGTATATGTTTGGGTGCTTCAAAAGTACGCCGATGACGTGACCGAGGTGATGGGCGATTTGACCGAAGAACAATTCGCCGCCGCTTTGTCGTTCCACTGGAACACGGGGGCGATACGCACAGCATCATGGGTCAAGCACTGGAAGGCAGGGGATATTGCCCGCGCCCGCAAGTCTATCATGAATTGGCGCAAGCCTGCTGAGATTATCCCCCGCCGCCAAAAAGAGCGCGACCTGTTCTTTAACGGCAAATGGTCAGGCGATGGCAAAGTGATCGAATACACCCGCCTTACGTCGCGCCATACACCCGTATGGGGCAGCGCCAAGCGCGTCGATATTCGCAGCGACCTTTTGGCCGCTCTGAATGCCAACGCAGAACCGCCCGTCCGTCCTGACGTAGAGCCGCCACAAGAAGCGCCAGAGATGCGCAAGGGGTGGCTGGAAAGCCTCATCAAAGCAATCATCGGAGTGTTTCGCAAATGAGCAACCTATCCCCTTTTGTCCGCATCGCCCTTCGCATAATCGGCGGCTATCTGATCGGCGCGGGCTATGCGTCCGAGGATGATCTTTGGATCTTCACTGACCCGGAACTTGTCGGCGCTGTTGCGCTGGTAGTGTCTGAGGCGTGGTATTTCGCGGCTAAGCGCTTCGGCTGGTCGAAGTGACCCGCTACGCCCTCATAGCCGCCCTTGTGGCCTGCCTAGGCCTTGGCGGGGCTGCGTCCTACCTATGGCACCGCAACGCTACCCTGCGGGCTGAAAATGACGCTCTGTCGATCCGCGTCAACGGATGCAGCGCCCGCATTCAAAACATCATCAAAGACATGAGGTCCGACAATGAAATCGACGCTATTCCCGATGATGGCTTGCGTGATGTTCCTTCCGGCTGGCTCCTGCCTTCGCCCTGACGTTATCGAAAGCACCGCGCCACTGTTCTGCGATGTTGAGGAAAAACGCCTGTTCACTCAGGCGGAATTAGACTGGCGGGCCGCAAACGCACCGTGGAACCTTCGACGGGACTTCAAAACTAACACGACATGGGATCGTGAGTGTCAGGCCGGGGAGTGATCCTCGGCCTTTTGCTTTGGGGGTGACGGGGTTAGTTGGACAGTTGCTTTCGCAACATGCGCGTGCCTTTTGCGGTTCTGGTGACGACCGGGCCATCCGGGCCGTTTTCCAACGTCAAGAACCCGATTTCTGCCAGCCTACGACTGCGCTTCAATTCTTCGGCGTTCAGGCCGATATGGTAGTGGCAAAGCTCATCCACCTTATCGAGACCGAGAGCGGCAGCATCCATGATGTTGCTTAGTGTCATGTCAGGGGTGTCGCTCACTTCGGCCTCCGGGGTTTTTAGGATTCGGCGGGCGACATGGGCTGCCAGCCGATCAGGTCAAAACAGCGTGCGTCGGTCCAGCAATCTTGGTTCATGTCCCAACCGGCGACGTGCCATTCACCCTCGTCGTCTTTCCAGCCAACGCTAACAAACCTGTCGCCCACTCCATGATCGCCCGACGAAACCGGCATTTCGCAACTGCGCGGAAAGTCGGACGTTTCAGGCTCAGTCACGACGCAAAGCACCTGCACCGTGTCATAGCTTAGGGTGTATTTTTCAGGGCTGATCCACGACATGGTGCCTCCGGCGGTTGATGGATTAGGCAGCGAAGCGCTCAATTCTGGCGCGCAGGACTTCGTTGTAGTTCGCCATGTATTCGCGCTGGATAATCAGAAGCTTTCGATCTTCTGCGGCGAGGCCGGTGAATGTGTGGCCGTCCATGAAGGCGTCCAGCTTGATCAGCTTTTCCTGCAATTCTTTTTGCTCTGCGACTACGCGTTGTTCGTGTGGTTGAAGTTCCATGCGGCTTCCTTTCAGGGGTTAGTTGGACTGGACGCGGTTGCGCCCAAAATGAGGTTTGATCCCCTGCCGCCTCTGCAGCTCGACAAAGGTGTCGGCGAGGATTGTGAGCATGTTACGCAAGTCGCTGTCAGAGACTTCTGGCGCAGTGATCCCGTTCTCGGGGTTGCGGATCATATCGACCGTCACCGTCGATAGCTTGCACATGTGGCTCAACATGTCGTCGTCCATGATGCCTCCGGGCGTTTTCTGGATTTAGGTTTCATTAGGCGGAGCGGCATCGAATATGCGGCCGCTTCGATTGTCGCGGATGGTGTGTAAATTTGGCTTTCCGTCCCGTTCCGCTCTGATCCACCAGACCCGCCAGCCGCGCCTACTGCGCGACCGTGGTCTTAGCTGGCGTGCTATCCAAGAGCGTGCGGCGCCAAGCGTCTGGAAATGCCTACCACCGCCGTAAAGCGGCTGTCCGTTTTCCAAGACTTCATATGGTCGCCGGCCCTGCATGGTGCCTCCGGGCTATTTGGATTTGGAAAAGTCGTGCATGAGCATCCTACCGTCCGAGTATTCGATCACGCATTTCTCTTTGCGGCGGCGGTGTGCGGCGCGGTGCGACATGATGCCCAAATGGTGGATGGCCTTGCCGCAGGTGATGCAGTAGCAATCCGGCTCACGCTTCTTCCCCGGCGGACGGTTGTGACCCATACCTTCAAAACTCATATCGGCCTCCGGCGTTTATTGGACTGCAAGAATGGCGACCCAAATCAGCTTGCAGCCGATGTGAAGCGCCTGATCAATATTTACGGAACGGTGGCCTTCACCAAACGCGCCGTCGTTCTTGAGATAGTCGATCACGAAATGCACCACAGCCTCGGCCATGCCCAACCAAAGTGATCCGGTAATGACCCCGACGAAACCGCCGTGGATCACAGAATGCGCGGCCAGCGATTGATACCAAGGGTATCCGCTTGGGTGCGGGTTTCGGTGACTTTTCGTTGTGGCGATCCACGTCGCCTGCACAGGATAGTCAGCAAGCGCATGAGCGAAGATCAGAAGTGCGAGCGTTTCTAGCATGGTGCCTCCGGGGGCTATTTGGATTTGATCTTGCGGTAGATGCTGACGGCGGCATCCAGCGTCGCCGCGACCGCGAACATGGCGGCGAAGGCAAGCCCGATCATCGCGCAGAAGATGGCGAAGAACGGGATATTGTTTGCCTCGACCCAAGCGAAAAATGCAGCTTCCATTGGTTCCTTCCGGGCTAAGTGGACTGTCGGTTCAGCGCGCGGGCATAGGCCGCATGCCATCGGCGGTAGTCTTCCAGCCATTCGGCATTCGGCCAGCCCGCTGGTGGTATTGGCGGGGCAGGAAAGTCGCTTGCACGAAGCCCGGCTTCCTTGTGCGCCTTGCGTTCTGCGGTGGTGGTCATTTGGGCCTCCGGGGGCTAGTTGGACTTGGACGCAAAGAGCATGATGCGCTCTTCGACGTGCGGGACGGTGCCCTCGTTGAACATCTGCACCGCCTTCTTCGGGTCACGCTCCATTGCGACCAGCAGAAGCGTGGCGATAGTGTGGTCGAGGGTGATCAAAACCTGCGCCCGATCCTTCACGGGGTCGCGCCCGTCTAGGATCAGTTTCGCGGCCTCAAGGGCAAGTTGGCTGTCACGGGATGGCTGGCTCATGCCATGGCCTCATATGCCGAGTCGCGTGGGTCGTACTCCGCCCAATCGGTCGCCGATTTGTCGGCGTCAGGTACGCGATCATCGAACGGCTTTGGGTGGTTCTTGTTGTATTTCACCGATGGATTCGAGCTGCGGTAGATTGCTGATCGCACATGGCAAATTGTCTTGGCGTTGTCGTAGGTCATTAGTGCCTCCGTCGTGTTTGGGCTGTGCCGGGCTTTCACCGACCGCAGGGATTGTCGCCCCCTCATTGACCCTGTGCGCTCGGGTCAACCCGCTCGCCACGGACACGCGCCGTGGTCGCCTACTCAGAACTGCACCGTGGGGCGGGCTTTCAGCGGTTCCCGATGTTTCCCTCTGGCTCGCGACCGTTCCTTTCGCTTGGTATCTCTGACCCTTGGTGCCGGATCGCAATGAGTGCAGCACCAAGGGTGTTTTGACTGTTCTTGACGTATGCTATATATCGAGGGGCATATTGTAAACTTATTTGTGCCATAAAAAGTGCATTAAATACTTGGCAAAGAAGTTTATGCGTGGCACCGTGCGATTATGGAAAAGAACATGTCACGACCGACCAACGCCGACTTAGGGCGGCAGAGCAGAACAAGGCGGGTCCCGGTTCAGCTTACTGATGAGGAATATGAAGAACTTGCGGCGGCGGCGGCGCGGGCTGGCCTTGGGGTCGGGCCGTTTGTTCGTGCCAAGGCATTGGAGGCCATTAGGGATGGCTGAAACCTGCCTTTACAGAACCTTCGATGGTGAGGGGCGGCTGCTTTATGTGGGCATTTCGGGGAATTTGAAGGGGCGAATGGCTATGCACAAGTCTAAGTCGGCTTGGTATCCAGAAATGGTTCGGGCTTCTGTGGAGACCTACCCGTCGCGCCGGGAAGCTGAAAATGCTGAACGTAAAGCGATCCTTTCCGAAGGCCCAACCCATAACGTGGCCAAGTTAAGCCCGCTTGCAAGGCGCTGGCGCGATGCCATGACGCCGGATGAAAAATCACAACTAGATGAACTCAAGCGTCAAAGTGAAGATGCGAAGGCAAATCTCAGGGCGACTAAATCTCGGCTTAAGGCCCGCTGTGACGCGCGAAAAAGGCGGGCGAAAAAATGGGACGCAGGTGAAATCAACGATCTTGCCGATGATGGCGAGGTCTGAACAGGAGCGGGTGATGCCGAGCTGTAATACGCCAAGCCGATCTGAAATGGTGCACTGTCAACCGCCGCCTCCGTGCCCTGAGGGGATGCAGTGTGATCCACCGACCTTCTTAATAGTGGCGTTCGTCCTGCTGTTTGTAGGAGCGGCGCTTGGACTGGCGGCTTTACTTGTCTGGCTCGCAGAGCGACTCGAGAGTAAATCCACATAGGAAGCCCTACCTCCTAAGCCTAACCACGCCAGCACCAGCGCCCGTAACATGTTGCGCCCATGCTTCCATAACGGGGGCGCGGCGTTCCAACAGATCAGATCGTGCGTAACTGCGTTCCACCTTATTGCCGACCGAATGGCCTAAGATTGTTTCGGCCACGTCATAAGAACAAACGTCATTGTCCTGCACCCACGTTCGAAAACTGGTCCGAAAGCCATGTGGCCTGCCTTCTTCGCCCATTTCACGCATGTGCTTGGACAAGCTGGAATCGGTTATTGGATTGTCGCGGTAGCCAAGAAAAACGAAATCATCCGCGATCATGCGTCGGTGTTCGATTATTTCCATTGCGGCGGCGGATAGCGGCACCCGGAAATCCTGCGCCTGACCTTCCTTGCCTTTGATGCGATCCGCCGGGATAGTCCACACGTTGCCGTCAAACTCTTCGAACCGTGCCAGCCTGCACCCTGACGCCCGAACCAGCGTCAGCATCATAAATTGCAGGCACCGGGCAACCCGCCCGCGTCCTTCTAGGCGCTGATACAAGTCGGGTGTATCCTGCCAAGGCGTTGCCGGAATCGGCGCGGTCTTGTGGTTCACCTCCCCCAACATGTGTTTGGCCGCTTCAATCGTGAAGGGATCGCATTCGAACCCCATTAGCTTCCCGTTGCGAAAAACGATGTGCAGGCGTTGGATGGCCTTTTCGGCGGTCGGGTGCTTTGTTCGCCATATCGGCGCAAGCGCGGCCTTAACGTCCGCAGGCTTGATGGTGCTGATCGGTCGATTGCCGATCTTCGGGAATACGTGGGTTTCCAGCGGCGAAATCCAGCGGCCCGCTTTTCCTTCTTTTCGCAGCCCTGCTTTCTTCGCTTCAAGCACATCGAGCGTCAGATCGGCTAAGGTCGGATCGTCGCGGTTCAATTCCTCCAGAACGGCGGCTTTCTGCGCCGCGCGTTCGGTGATCGGGTCGCGCCCGCGTTGCAGTTCGTAATTCCAGCGATCCCGCTCTTTCCGTGCGTCCGCAAGGCCGATGGCTGGATATGAGCCTAGGCCCATTTGCCGCCGCTTGCCGCCGAAGCTATACCGCCAAATCCATTTGCCGCCTGTTTCCGACTTGTGCAATTCCAGCCCGCCACCGTCGCCATAACGGCCCGGTCCTGCCTTCTTGATGCCTACCGCTGATAAAGCCAACTGTTCCCCCGCGCCGCCAGCCCGCCACTTAGCCCGCCAAACGGTCGCGGTACAGTAACGGACCAC